TACAACTGTATCTAAATCTAGAATTTCATAACGATCCCAAATTAGATTATATTTTTTAAATCTTTTACAAAAATTATGAGCACCTTGTTCAGTTGTTCTGATCATTTCTATACACCATACAGGCATATTATCTTTATAAAAAATTGCATAATATGATGAGTAATCTATAAAATCTTCCATCATAACCTACATAGGTATTTTAAAATGTGTAGTAGAAATTTCTTCACTTATTATTGGTTGTATTTGTCTTAGAGTTTTGACTGTTGACCACTCTTTGATTGAAAAGTAATCTGTCATATTTTTCTGAAGATAAATCATTTTACCATTTGAAAGTAAATAATTCTCCCATTCATCACCATAAGCTACTTTATACGCATTTATTACTGCTTCTTGAAATTCTGATTCTGTATTACATTCAGCTAAAAATTTTGCAGCTTTTACATCGCCTACTCTAGGAATTCCAGGGATATTATCTGTTGGATCTCCTTTAAGTAATTGCTCATAATAGAATCTAAGAGATGCATCTTCTGTCATTGTTATCATTTGATTTTTATGTATCAAATAATGATTTCCAGAAATACATTTTAAATCTTTATCTATTGAACATACAATATAATCAATACCAGCTGCTTTACATTCTTCAGCCCAAATACGTATTAAATCATCTGCTTCTCTTCCATGGGCTTCAATTGCTAACCCGTGATGAACAGCTAATTTACGTAATACAGGAACAAAATGATTTTGTTTCTTTGGGTCTGCATGTCTATTCATTTTATATTCAGGGTATAACTCACTTCTGTAATTGCCAATACCCTTGACTGCCATAATATAATCTGTAGTAAATGTGCATTCTTGCAAATCACTTAAAAGTCTCTCAAAGTTATTCCAACAAGCTTCAAGATACTTTGCATCTTCTTCTTTTGTTGCTTCTAAATCTATTTGTTTTCCATCATCATCTAATGCTATAAAATCCATAACAGAAATACCACGATGATTTCTTAGCCATTCTTGTTTATTTTTACAAGCATTGTAAGCTAATACATCTCCATCAATTATCAGTAATGACATCTATAAGTTCCTTTTCCTTTACAAGAATAGCCCTAAATATTTTATTTGGGTATTCTTTTCCTAATTTTAAAAATGCTTTTAAATTTACAAGACTATCATCATAAAAAGTAATAGTTTCGAAATCATTAGCATTAATACAATTTCGGATTATTATGACTTTTCTGAAAGCTGGACAAAAGACTTGATGAAGTCTTCCTGCTCTTTCAATTCTAATAACAGATACATCGATTGAATGTCGATAAAATGTCTCTAAAAATTTTTCTTTATCATTAAAGTTTGATCTACTAGTCACCATTATTAACTGACTAGTTTGATCATATCGATACTTTTCTACATAACTATTACATAACTCTATCATATGTGGAATAGGTTTTGACTCATTAAAAAAGATTTCTGAATCTTGAAATTGATCGAATACATATGTCTCATCTTTGCCAAGTGTGTTTTGATTAAATTCCTGTGTAGTTAAACTTTTAATAACTTTAGAATCTTTCATTACATTTATCTTAGCAGTAGTTTCAAACAATGTATCATCAATATCAAAAATCGTAAGTTCTTTATTAGCGATTTCCATAACGAATTTTAATTTGAGTTAATACTGCATCAGCACTTTCTTTCACATTAACTACACAATCATCTGTTGTAAAGATTTTTGCTTGATCGTTCTCTTCAATAGAAATCATAGTAATATGTATAGGATTAATATAGATAATTTTTCCATCTGTTCGAGTAAGTTTAAGCATTTGTACTCCTATATAGATATTCTCCAACACAAATGTCAAAGACTACAAATCCTGCATTTAGTAGAAAACTGCTTAAGTTATGTTCGCCATATGCATGAACTGCTTGCATAAATGCTGTACCAGCCAATGCATAATTAATTCGTAAGTAAGCTTCTTTGGTTAGTTTCATCAGGTATTCCTTTACAATTAGGTTTATGACAATTAAATTCGTCATTTTCATTAATAAGCAACCAACATCTTTTACTACATTTTTCTACAACATCACCTTTATTATTTTTTAATCTTTCTCGTTTTTCAGGAAAGATAATATCATAATTTGTTTTACCCTCTTCTGATAGCTGTCGTGATGTTAAAGAATCTCCAGTAATATCATTTCTAGCAGTAACCATTATAATACCTTTGCGCTTTTTAATTCGCCATCAATAAACAGTAACTTAATGTTTACTTTTTCACTATTTGAAACTCTTACGTAACCATTTTCTAAAATAAGCTCTACTTCTGTAATTACTTCGCTCTCTTCAAAAGTAGGTTTAACTCTTAACTTAAACATTTCATTTCTTGATAAAATAAAGAATGCACGGGTTTCTGTACAATCAATCCAATTACCATTTGCCTGTAGCTCTTGAATAGTTTCACCTTCTGAAATTGAAGCTAATAGTACCATTAAATGTAATTTTGGGAGACTCATTGTAAATCCTTCATAATTTCATTTTCAATTTGTTCTAATACTGAGTCATATAGCATGTCTTGAATATCCCAACCATTATCATCAACTTCTACTTTTAGAATATCAATATCAAAAGAGGCAGGGCTATCTCCTGTTCCAAATGGATCATTTTCTATATAAGCATCAAAGGTACCTGTAAAAGGAATACCATATACTGTAACGTCAAAGGGTTCATTTCGTAATTTTCGTGTCATTTAATACTCCTAATTGTCTTGAGATTTCAAAATATTTTTCTACCTTTTCAAGCTTCTCTTCAGAGAATATCTCATATGTAAGTTTCGGATCATAGACTGTAAGAATAGTCATTAGATCTAATACTTCTGTTTTGAGCCTTTCAAAGTTAGTTTTAGCGTCTTTTGTTACTTTGTGTTGCGGTGTAAATCTTAAACATTTAGAAGCTGTTTGTGCAACTTCTGCTGCTTCTTCCATGATTAAAATTAATAACATTTCATCTCTTGTCATCTATTTACCTTTAGTTTCTAAGTTTAATAATTGTCCAAGTTTATATATTCGCCCATCAGCTAATTTTGCCTGTGTTGTTTTATTTACAGCTTTTCCGTTTGTTTCATAAATATCTATAGCTGATATTTTCATATCATTAAGAAATAATGTGCCACCAGTTTGTTGTATTAAATGCCAAGCAGTTCCAATAAAGGTTTCCCACTTTTCTGCATACTCAAACTCATGACCTTCCTCGCCATTACTAAATGCAATTCCAAAAGCTTCAGCGGTATCTACACTTTCATTATCATATATTAAAGTATTTTTACCAAAGCTTCTTTTGATACTTCTTACTTTTTGTCCATATGTCATAATTCTCCTTAGTGGCACTCATACCAGTTGTTACCTATTTTTGCATCACCATCCATGATTTTTACTCCAAATAATTCAGGGCCTGTTTTAAATGCAGTTTTAGAAATAAGAGCTGCCCGTTCTGCATATTGTTCAGGAACCATAAAATCAATTTCATCATGGTAAAATATTAAAGGTATATACGGAATATTTTCACGTTCTAGTTCTTGCATAGTTACCATTGTAGCTGCAGAACAAGTTGCTTTTTCACAAGCTTGTAAGAGATACACTAATAATTTATGAAAGCTATCACAATAAATTCTATTACCACCTATTCCTGGAATATATCCTTCGCCATATTGAGATGTTTTGCCATAAATATTTTCTAATTTATCGATTAGATCTTTAAACCCTGGAACAGCTTTTAAGAAGCCATTTTTAAGTTTATTGCCTTTTTCTTTATTTTGAATACCAAAGACATACCCCCAAAGTTTAGCTCCTGAAGCACCAAACAAGAAAGCATATAAAATACGTTTAGCAATATTCCTAGGTACAACATGATTAACTCCCATATCTTTTAATACACGAGTCAGTACATCCGCATTGTATTGGTGAATATCACCTTCTAATAATTGTTTAATAAAGTCTTCAGATTTTAAATAATGTGCTAATCCTCGTGCTTGATTACCTGCAGAGTCTGCACCAATAAATTTCCAACCTTTTAAACAACCGAAAAGAGCTCGCATTTCTTTGCCCCAAACTGAATCTCCAGCTGGAACATTAACAATAATACTATGTCTTGCTCGCATACTTGGCGTACCTATTGTCATACAATCTCCATGTAACATCCCACTAGAGTCTGTATTTTCAATCCAAGTTTTAAGAACACTATGTCTAGATTTAGTAGTTAAGAAATCGCAATAAAGCTTACCATCACCTCCAAGAAATTCTAAACTATCTTCAGTAATTTTTGGCGAAGTCTTTTTGAATTTACCACTTTCATCTTTCTTAGTATTCCATTCTGTAGGTTCCCAACCATTTCTAAATAAGAAAACTTTTACATCAGCCACACTATTTAGATCTAAATCTACAAATTCAACTCTGGAATAAATACCTTCTACAAGTCTATTTTCATCCTGACCTGTAGTTTGTTCAATTTCAAACCATTTAGCTGTATGAATATTATAATCACCATTCTTTGACCATTTAGGTTCTTTGAAAAGATATTCACCTTTTGATTTATCTACTGCAACTGTTTTCTTTCCAAGTTTATAACTAAGTGCTGTGTGTGCTGCATCTAGTTCTTTTTGCATGATTTCAAAAAGTTTAGTTGCTTCTTCTATATTAAAAGGCCATCCATGTAGTCTAGCTGTACTACACCAATTAGACACAGCATGTTCAGCTTTTAAATAATGTTTAAGTTGAGGAGCTTTTTCAGTAAGTTCCATAGCTTCTTTACGAAGAACTTGAAATACTCTATAATTTAATCTTACATCTTGTAAACAGTATTTTAGCATTTCTTCTGAGTAGGTTGACCAATCGTTAAAGTTGCCTTTAGGATAATTAAGATATTCACCCCATCTTTCTAAGCTATGCCCATCATTTCCAAATCTTTTATAATCAAGTACTTGTGACAAAATTAAGGTATCATTTAAATTAGTTTCTTTATTAGGCTTCCATCCAAATAATTTCTCTAAAGCATAAATATCAAAACCAAGAATGTTATGACCAATTAGTAATTTTGCATTTCCTAGCACATCTTTCCAACCTGTATCTCCTTCTAGCCAATAATGCATTGTCCCTTTGTCTATATCGTATGCTGCAACGATGTGACACTTTGTGCACTCAAGTAGAAGACCATCTGTTTCTATATCAAAAACAAATCTTCCATTTAACATATTTACCTCTATTATTTTGATAAAATAGTATCTATATCTTTAATACGAATAGGCTTTTCACCTGCTGCAATATATGCTGTATAAAACTTTAAATACCAAATTGCTTTCTTAAGCTCTTGAACTTCTGCATCTTTGCCACCTAATCTATCTAAATATTTACGTACTTGCATCTCTACAGCCGCTTTAAAGTTTTGTGGATCTTTAAACTTACCTGTATACTGCATTGCTTCTAGCCATTGTAAATCTGGAATATCTGACCCACCGAAATAGGTCTTATAGTGAGATGGATTAATTGCATCTTTTCTTTTAGTAACTATTCCTGCTTCTTCTAGTGGTTCCCATTTCATAGGTTTCCACTGTTCATCTCTTTCTAATTTTTCTCGCCAATTAAGAAGGTCATCTGTAGTTAGAATATAAGTACTTTCATTTGTTCTATTATCTGTAACTAATCCTTTTAGTGTTACATCACTATCTGCAAATTCTTTTTCAAATTCATGAAAATTAGTTGTTGTTGATGTTCTTTTATCTTTTCTGTAAGTTTCATAAGTATATAACATTAGAATCTCCTTTAGATATACCGATAGCTTCTGGTATACAATATTCATTTAGAATTGTTTCTTCTGCTGATTTAATAGCGCCCAATGCTTCATCAGAGGCACGGACGCTTTTATTATTTACAATGTACTCTTTAAGAAGGTAAACAAGAGCATACTCAAGTTCTTCCTTCTTATCGAGACGACATTGACCAACAGGAGAAACTTCAATGTAGTTTTTCTCTGTTTTGGTTAATGACATATTTATCCTTAAAAGATATCTTCGTCAGATTCAACTTCAGGTGTTACTTTTGGGGCTTTTGGAGCTTTTGTAGACTTTGGAGTTTCATCTTCATCTTCAGTTTCTTCGCTAGCTTTAGGATTAAATGTTTGAGTTTCAGTCATTTCAAATTCATCATCTCGTGGAGCAGCTTCATATACAATATGTTTTACTAATTGTAATGCCATTAAGACTGTTGCTACTTTCTTCTCACCAGCTGAGTCATACTCATATTGATAAATACGAACATGTGCAATAGATCCGTTTCCAATTGTATCTGGATCAATTTCCTCTAACGAACCATTTACAACTTTTACAGCTGCTGCTGGGTTGCCATCTTTGTCTTTTGAACGTTTACGAAGATTTACGCGCCATTGTTTCTTACCACTTTCAGTAAGAATTGGTTCACCTTCATTTTCTTCGCCTTCTTTATAAACAATTAATTTTGGTTTAAGTGAAAGGTTATCCCATTCTTTTTTCTGTTCTAAACTACTTGTTCGTAGCTGTAATTCCCATGTTGGATTTTCTTTATTGAATGTCGCATTTGGGCGTTTTGGATTTAATTTTGCGAAATGTAGTTCTACGTTTTTGATAATAGCCATTGTTATTTCCTATAATTTATTTAAGTTAAAATTGCTGTTTATAAAATAATCCCCGAAGGGTTAATTTAACGGTCTTGGTGCTAATTTAAGCTTTGCCAAACCTTACAAGATAGTTTTCAAAGTAATCGATTTTACCTAAAGAATCTTCTATATCAATAAGATTTAAAAGCTCTTTTGATACGGTTTCTGTTCCAATAAAATAAGCAACTAAAATACCTTGTGATACTACGATTTCATAGAGCATCTCTTCAGCGAAATATGAAATACTATCCCAATACTTAGGCTCTCCCATAAAATCTAATTGAATATCTGAATTTTCTGTTTTGTCAATATACATGATAAAGCCATCTCGCTCACTATCATATCCCTTACTATTTATAAACATTTCCGCAGCTATTTGAACAATCTTTTTATGTTCTTTATTTTTAATTTCATTACATTTATCTACTGTCTTTATACTTATCATAATACTTCCTAATTTATTTTATGCAAATGCATACTCTGAATCTAAAATTTCTTCTATATTTAAATTACCAATTTCAACCGAGCGTATGTCACCTTTGATATCCTTCATAATACTTTGAAGAGGATTTGATTTATACAACTCAATAAATGTTTCTCTAATTAAAATATAAAGTTCAGGCATATCTGCTAATAAACATCCAAATGAATCATGGATTGTTGTTACTTTAAATGGTGCTCTATAAACTGTTAACATTAGATGTGCTGCGTCTAAACTATGAATAGCGTTAGGGCTTGCGCCTTGTGCTTGTTTTCTTTTAGAGTAGACAGGTTCTTCTAAGAAACATATAGATAACTGTAAAGTATTTTCATAATAACCTGTAGATATTCTTTCTCCAACAGGAGGGCCATATTGAACATAAATCTTTTTAACTTTGCCTTGTGTATAATTTTGAACTACTGGAAAGTTTGTAATCGGTACATTCCATTTTAAGAATTCACCTCTTTCTTCAGCTTTAGCTCCTGCATTTTCAAAGATAGTTAAAAGTCGCATAGGTCGTTTTAATGAATTTTTACAATCATCATAAACTGCTCTTCCCATAAAACTTGCCCATTTATGTTCCATTGTCATTAAGGATTCAATACCGTGTTTTTTTGCATCATCAATTTGTTGTTGTCCGAGACCGTATGCTGAACCACCATAGGGAAGTGTCATTACATTTCTCTTTACAACTTTTCGTTTATGCTTAGAATCACATATTCTTAACCAAAAGACAGGTGCTGCTTTCTCAATAAGCTCTTCGTTTTCTTTTCGAAATAGTTTTATTTTCTCTACTAATTCTCGTCTACGTTCACTTTTTTGTTCTGCAGTACTAATTTGTTTCTTTAAATCTGTTAATGTGTCAATAACTTTTTCACACGAACTGATTTGTTCTTTTGTTAATTTATCTCTTTCTACTTCAAGTGTTTCCCAAACATGATCACCAACATATTTATAAAGATCGCCAGGTAGCCCTAACGCAACCAGGTTTACATGTGGTGCTGTTACTTCATCTTTTGTTAATGCTGAAAGATGTTGAGAACCATTATTTGAACCATCTACAAATACCTCTATTTGTGATTCATAATTGTAATCTAATGGATCATCTATTGCTTGCTGATAATTTCTTAGATTATTTAATTCATAACAAGCTGCTAGGAATTGCCATGGCTTATCAGCTTTCATCCAACCTTGATTTACTTTAGGGTTTGCGGCATATGATAATAAAATTTCTTCATTGTCTAATGCCCAATACCCTCGATCATTTAATGGAATCTTATCTGTTTTTGCTCCGTCATCTCTACCTGCATCACCTGCCCAGTTATTTGCAATTGACACTAATAACCAAAAGAAGCCTTGTTCACCAATAGCTTTCTTATCTTCTCTTAGTAATAAACCTTTTGCAAGATCTGAACCCTGTTCATGAAGATAAGCTGTAGCTGGATATTTACGACCTCTAAAATCACAATAGTATAAATGATAAAATGTTTTATTTAAAAACCTTCTAGCAATATCTCCAATTGCTTTTGCTTCACGAATTTTAGATGCTTTTGCTTCAGGATTTTGAAGTTCCCAAATATCAGCAAAGGCATCAGTTTTATTCCTAAGTGCCCATAAATGTAATTCATAAATTGGTGTATTTATTTGCCATCCTGTTTCTTGAGCTCTATTAATAGTATCAAATACAATAGGATGTGTTTCAGGTGTTAAAATAGTTAATACATCTTTATTTGCTGTTTTTACTAAGTTTGCGCCTAGTGGATGTTTAGTAGTTGTCCACGGAGCATATGGTATTTCTGAAGGTAATTTTTCAGTTTTAGTAGTGGTAATTGTAGCCCATAAATTACATATAGCTTCATCATTTAAAACTTCAATCATAAAGGCTTGATGATTATTAGTACCCTTACCAAGTTTAACTTTAAGTAAATCTAATAGTTCAAATGAATACAAAAGAAATCCACCAGCTTTTGCAGCTAATGCAGAGTCTTTTTTAAGTTGAGCTTTATTACGAACACCATGCCCAATTGCTGAAATCATTTCTGTTAATAAGATTAATTTCTTGTGAGATCCTCTTGTTACTCGTGTATATAAATATACAATTGAAATAGATAGATCTACTAATTCTTCAACGCTTAATTCCTTTAAAAATTTTACAGGATTTTGTGCTGAAATTTCATTACGTAATCTTTCTGTTATTGAATCAACTAGTTTTTGTTTTGTTGGATTCATTAATATTCCTCAGTGTTATATATAGTAGAAAACCTGCAGTAAAACATAAAAACCAAATAAAGTAATTACAAATACAAAAGCTCTTCTAATCGCTAAATAACACACAGCTGTAACGATAGATAGAATTTCCATACTCTCACTTATTTGGTTAAAAAAAAAAAAAAGAAATTAAAATAATACCCAACCACCCCGTGAAGGATGATTGGGTTGAATTACTTAAATAAATTTATTCCTTCTTTATAATACTTAATCTTATCAATAAAGGTACATTGATTTAATTTAAGTCTTTCGTGTCGTTCAATGTCTTTATCAAGTTGATTTAATAAATATCTTGGATACCACGTACACCACCAAGCTATTACTCTTGCTTCGACTATTGGAGACGGATCTGTTTCAAAAGATCTAAATCCTTTTTTCAGAACTGTTTGCCAATTATCCGACATGTTTACGCCATACTTCTTTCCAACTTGATTCAGGAATAATTGCCTTCTCAAGTTTTAATTGTAATCTATTTGTGATTACTGTTTGTCTTGCTAACTCTTCTTTTAAGTTTGTTTCTCTTATTTGAGTTTCTTTCAACTCATTTTGTATTACGACTAACTTTTGTTTTGTTAAATTAAGCTCTTGCATTGCTGTATTTAACTTAGTATTGTCAATAATAATAGTTTCATCTTTTATTGGAAAGATAATATAGATAGCCGCTACTATTACAACTACTTTTAATGCCTCAGTTAAAAAAGCTTTTATTAAAGCTATTTTAGGTTGATTTTCAACTATTTCAATACTTTCTGTATAATACATATAAATCTCCTCTTGGATTAGTTAAATTGTTTTTCAATAACAGGCGCTTTAGTTATCATTTCTTTACTACTATGATAAGCATATAGTCCTGCTGCTGTACCGCCAACTAATGCGGCTGTTGTAGTACCTACTACTGATGCTGCAACTGCAATACCTGCAATTATACCCCCAACAACAATACCCCGTACAATTGCAACTTCTGTTCGAGATGGTGTTCCTAAAGACAATTCATCTTCTACTTTATTTACATTTGATGTAGTACTGTCATATACTTTAACAATTTCTTCTTGTGCTACTGGGTATGTAACTACTTCAGCTGAATCAGCAAAAGCATTAAAACTAACTAACATTAAAACTGCTATTAAGATTTGTTTCATTTTATTTTCCTCTTGGATTAATTAAATTACTATATTTCTACTTCATATAAGATACTTGCTTTACCGCATTTACTTCTGGATCTTTATAAAACTTATGATTATTACTTTGGCCTAAGTATTCCATACTCTTTGTCCATCTTGGAGCATCAATACTTATTGCATAGTAATGTGTTGCTTCTTTGAATTGAGGAGGAATTCTTGCCTTTCCTGTTACAATCCCTTTAGCAATTCTTGTGTATTCTTTCAATTGCTCATATGGCATCTTTTTGTGTTTTTCAAGTGTCCATGAAAATTGTGATTTTTGATACACAACTCCACAAATACTTGAAGGATACACTCCAGATATAGCTCGATTTATGGTTACATTAGCTACTAAAGTAATACCTAATATACCTTCGCCTCTTGCTTCATAATACATATTTTTTGCTAAACATTCTATATCTTTGTCTGAGATAGCTAAAGACTGAATTTCAATCTCCTCACTATCTTGAAGTAAGGGGAATTTAATTTCTGTCTTTGTCTTTTCAGCAGGCATTATTGTTTCTAATGTATATGCTGTTGCTAACGCTATTGTTACAAAAATAAAGATTCTTTTAAAAATCCCCATCACTTTCTCCTTTATTTAAATATATGTAATTGACAAATCCTTCCCTTGTCTCTAAACACATTCTTTGCGCTACATAACCCTAAACTTCCGCCTACTAGTCTTAGTTTAAAATTTGCGCAGTTACCGCATGAACCACCTGCTTCTTTTGCTTGATATGTATCCAATGTCTTTTGACGATAATCTGGAGCACTTCTTTGTCTCAACGATATTGGTTTAACTTTTGATGTAAGCATTTGGATCTCCTCTTGGTTTAGTTTAATTACTTCTTTGTTGGTCTTTCATATAAGATGCTCCTTTTTCCGCAGTTATTTTTGATTAAAAACCCCTAATAGTTTTACCTATCAGGGGTTGTGTTACTATTGTGCTACTATTGCCACACCAAACTTAGCCATAAGTCCTGTCACAGCTAAACCAATAATGATCAAGACAAGGCCGATAATACCTGCCACACCTTTTTTCATTATTTCTTGTTTTAGTGAATTATAAAAATCTTTCTCTGCCTTCTTTGCTTCCATCCAAGCTTCATGTTCTTCTCGATGCTTGTGAGGCCCTGCTGGAAAAGCATAAGAGATCTCTTCTAGTTGTCTTAAAATACTATCTAATTTATGTGATATATCTTCCTTTTCGTGTTGGGAAGATTCGTTAATAGGATCACTCACATTCTATTCCTTATATTTATTATATTTAATGATATACTAATAACAACTATATTTGTGAGGTAATAAAGGGAGGGACAGCTAAGGGTTAATTTAACGGGCTCCACGTTACTAATATATCGACTTCTTTTTAACAAAAATTGGTATCTTTATTTGTGAGGGATAAAGACCAAAAATTTTTGAGAGTTGATAGTGAGGTACCAACTTCCCAAAATATCTACGCTATGCTCTTAGAACTGAGCTAGATGGATTACTGTTGTGGCAAGTTCTCCATAAAGCCATATAACCAAATTGCTCCCAACCCTGTGTAACAAGGATGCGACAAAGATTATCATTTTTATAAAACTGACTACAAGGCGATAAAACATATTTTGCTTTAAGTCCTTCAGCATATTTTATAAGACCTTCATGAGCTAATACAACTGCTCTAAACGCTGCTAACCCTTTAAGATCGCAGTAGTAATAAAGTTGTTGTACTGTCTTTTCAGAAGAATGTGGTATATTGACTTGATTTCCTTTAATAAAACCATGAATAGTATTATCTACCATTATTAAACGTAAATAAGAGCCTTCTTGAATTGCTTTCCTAAGTTCTATTATACTTTTTTGTAAGTCTACAGGAATCATTCCTATTGGATTTTGGCTTGCATAAAGATTTGCTATAAAACTTAATTCAGTATCACTTAAAGGTATTTTAAGATGAAGACCTTTTGTTTGTTTACCATACGATAGCATTTACTTCTTCTTCTGTATTTGCAATTTCTATTTGTTTTTGTATTTCAATATTTTTAAGTATTTGAGTAGATAAATGAAGTTTTCCATCACTCATAACTTGCCTTATCTCTTCTGCAGTATGCAATCTATATTCCCATATATTATCTTTATTTTCGCACCAAAAAGGAGTACGCCAATTTAGATCATTATTTGGATTTAAAGAATCTGTTACTGCTGCAATCATGTTTACTTGATCACAAAAATTATAAGGATAATGTAAGCTATTAGTTGTATAACCTTCTTTTATTGCTTCCCTGAGAGCATTGTTTATAAATAAACGTTTTTCTTTTTTTAATTCATTTAAATTTAAAAACCAATTTTCTTTTAAGGTATCCCAAAAGTAATGAATAGAAGGTCTTTCTAGACGAAATTTGATTATATTTTCTTTTAAATAAACTGTCAAAGGATTTATTTCAGCATCTAATTCAATACAAATTAAATTATCATGTAATTTTTCAAAATGTTTATAAATTGTTGTTTCAGGAAA